TTTCCCAATCTCTAAGCTCTTGTATAATCTGATACTTGTCTGCTTGTTCTACAGCATCACCTAATCTACCATATGCTATAACACCATACTCATCTTGTTTCTTTGCTTTGTATGATGAGTACATTTCGTTTCTAGCTTTAGTAGTAAGTGTTTTATCTGCATTTAATTCTTCTTTATAGTTTTCTAATTCAAATTGTAACAATGACTGATTTACTGCTCTTGCATATGCATTAGGGTCTAACACCTCACCACCTGCCATAAATGCAGGTAAAGAAAACTCATCATCTACTCTGTCAGGCATAAGATGTATTGCTGTATATGGTTTTCTTTCTAATAACTCTTTGTTTTCATTTAGTTGCCAAAACGCATACGAATCTTTTTTAACAGGAAATCTACCTTTTTTAACTGTAGATGATTGTCGCATAGGTATAGGGTTCATACCAAACTTCTGTGAAAACTGTTGTGTTGTTAAATAATAATCAAACTGGTTAGCTTCTAGCATTTGTTGATACTTTTGACCTAATACTTGCATAGTCCACCACACACCATTTTTATCTTTTATTTCGTATCTAGGTTGTATAGCAGTAGGAAACGCAGCTTGTGCAGTACCTCTAACTAACCAGTGTATAGCTGCTGCTCTCTCTGCTTCTTGCATAGCAACCTTAATTGATTGTTCATCATCAGGTGTCCATTTACCTGCGTAGTAATACAATGTAAATATATCCATAACTGTTTTAGAGTATGATGCGTTTATTTCTTCTGTTGCTTCTTGTGTAAATGGTACAGCTCTCATAAAACCTTTTGCCCATGCAGGTAGTTCATCTATTAAGTTAGGTTGTGAACCTGGTGCTTCAAAGTTACCTAACACAAAGTTAGATATGACTTTAGGCACTGTAGCTATCTTTGTAAGAATTTTAAATGGAAATGTAAGTATTGGACCAAAACCAGGAGAAAAACCATTTGCAGATATAAGGTTAAGTCCTTCTAAAAAACCATATGGTTTAACACGTACACCATCATCTTCTAAGTTTTCTCCTAACAATCCTGTTTGCAGTGGTGCGAAACCAAATGCACCTGGTATTGCAGTAAGACCAAATGTCATCATATGCATAACATCTACGTAATTAAATAACAATTCGCCTGTTACAGGGTCAGATGTAAAGAATGCATTGTCTGTATCCCAAGGTTTTGCTTCTTTACCTCTATCAATACCTATACGTGTTCTGTTAAATTTCTGTGGATTTTCTACAAGCAATTTACCCCAAGTCTTTATAACCTCTTGCCATATTTCAGGAAATGGTACATAAGATGCCATAACATCAGATAACACGTGTCTATCAGAACTAGCGTATAACAAGTTCTTTACTTCATCCATAGCTTTGTATTTAAGTAATGTTTCTGCTTGTTCTAATGTGACAATACTATTTTCTTCTGCAGGTAACTTAGATAATCTAAGTATGTCATCATATAAATCACTACCATCTATCCAAGTTTTAGCACCTACAATAAATTCTTTTTTAACTTCTTCTGTCATAAAAGGTATAAGGTCTGTTGCTAATGTATAAAATGACCATCTAAACATAGGGTCACGATTTAAGTAATCTGATGGTTTTGCTAATAAGTTACTATAACCTGCACCTAATACATCATCCCATTTACTTAATGCTGTATCTATAGGTTGTCCACCAGGTGTAAGGTATGGATTGTTATTGAATGCCTGTACTCTTGGTCCTAAATCTAATTGTCGTATATCCTCATCAAACACTTTTTTTATTTTGTCATAAAACTTACCAAAATATTTTTCTGTTTTAGCAGACAATACAGAGTATTTTTGTGCTAACTCTAAGTAGTCATCACCATCTATGAATCCACCATTAGCTATAAACTCTCTTACCTTTGCAGCACCTACTGATAAATCTACTTCGTAATCAGGAAAATTTATTTTACCACTGCTATCTATAAGCAACTCTCTAGCTTGTTCTTCTGTTATTTCTTGACCATCTCTTAGTATTTTTCTTGTAGCATTACCTTGCAATCTACCTATTTCATATTCTGTGCTTTTAAGATACTTTAATAAGTCATCACTGTTTTCTAATACAGAACGTATTTCAGGGTCATCACTTCTTGCTATAAGTTCTTTTATGTATTTTTTACCTGATGTTGTATTACTAAAGAAATCAAATGCTTTATCTGCACCATCTCTAGCAACAATAACAAACAAAGGGTCACCTGCTTTATTTATAATGTCGTGAATCCAACCACGCCAATATTGTGGATTTATTGTTCCATCAGGTTGGTATTTATCTACCATAATGTAAAAATCCTCTGCAGAACTAATTTGTTTACCTGTAGGTTTAAGTGCTTTTACTAATGATTGTTCTGACATAGTTTGTATGTAATGTTTGTCTGTATTAAAAAATGAACCTGAAGGTGCAGCTTGTGCATATCCACCTTTTTTATCTATTATCTTTTTAGCTGTTTGAAAGTTTGCATCAAACAAATATTCCATAACTTCTTTTATTACAGGTGAGTTAATATCTACATTATCTATACGTGGGTCAGGTTGTGAATATACACGCACTTCAAATACATCACCATCCTCTATATACTTAGCACTGTTTTTTATAGGGTTACTATCAGGTAATAAACTAAATGCTTCTTGTCTTATATATATTTTTGGTTGATGTGATTTAACAGCAATACTTAATGCATTTTTTAATGCTGTATCTGCTTCTGCTGCTGTAGTACCACTATCTAACTGTACAGTTACATCTAGTATTACAGAATTATCTTTTACTTGTATAGATAATCCATGATTTAATTTTTTAAGTTGCATTTGTATAGATGGATTATTTGCATAGTTTTGTACTGCTTGTGCTATTTCTGCATTAGTTTCTACCTCAACTATTTGTTTATATTTTTTATTAGGTACTACTGATATGTTTTTTTCAAGATTACTTAAATTAGCAAAAGGTTTTATTTGGTCACGCAACTCTAATGAATTACCAAGATTAGTTACAGGTTTTACTTTTTGTGTTTTAAGTTGTTTTAGTTCACCAACTATTTCATCAAATGCAAAGTCTGTAGCATTATTACCATCAATAGCATACTGTAAAAACGAATCACCTACTTGACCATTTACATTAGTGTTAAGTCGCATGACTTTCATAATTTGTTGTATGTCATCATACTTTAAAGTTTCTAAACCTTTTTGCATATCTATGTTGCCTAGTAACTCTGCAGTAGTTTCTATTTCATCTGCACCTATACGTGTAGAAAACAACTGTTCACCTAAACTACTAACAAGTTGTACATTTGTAGGGTCACCTTGTCTAAAGTTAGATTTTAAACTTGCAAGTAGTAATGGATGTGTAAATACGTTTGGTCCACCATACATAGCAATACGTACTGCTTCTTCAGGTGGCACACGTAGTGCTAATGCAGGTCGTAACATCCAACCTGGTTTCAATGCACGTTGCATTATGTAATCAGAATAAATATATTCCATCCATGTAGTAGGTGCTAATGTTTTTTTCTTTTTAGCGTAATTATTTTTTAATCCTCTAGTAGGTATCTTTGCTTGTTGTAATATTTTTTCACCTAAATCTCTATTAGGGTCTGACCACGTAGTAGATACTAACTTTCTTAACTTACCTGTTTTAGGTCCTACTAATCTTCTAAAAGTATTTAATGCTCTTCCTAACTCTCTGTAATCAATTAGTGGTGTAAAGTTATCTGCAAACTGCCCCATAGAAAAAGCAGTAGGTACAGCTACATTAATACCTTCTACAATCTCACCTGCTTCATCAACACTTTGGGGAACGTATTTATATTTTGTACCAGGAAATGCTACAGGTTTACCATCTTTGTCATAAAAGTATTTTCTTTTTTCTGATATTTCATTATTAACAAAATCTATTACAGCGTTAACCATATCTTCTTCACCTTGTAAATCAGGATTATCTTTTATAACTTTGTTTTGTATTCTTTTATTTACTGTCTTAACAACATCTACAATGTCATCTTGTGTTTTAGCTGTAAGTAATTTACCTATGTAAAAATCTCTAGTCTTTTGATTTTCCCCTAATGTAACCATAATGCCATCAATGTTTTCTATAGTTTCACCTATGTAATTTATTGCAGCAAATCTACTAGGTGCTAAATCAAATAATCTTTTTACTTTTTGTGGTAATGCATTCTTTAACGAACCACCTAAACCTACTACACCTCTAAATGGGTCATCACTCATCTTGCCTAACAAAGCACCTATAGTATTTCTAAGTGGTGCAACATCTATAGATTGACCTGCAAACTTCTTAGCTAACTCATTTGCCATATCTGCAACAACTGATTGTCGCATAGGTAATTTAGTCAATGGTGTTTGTATTGCAGCTTCTGCTATCTCTTGTCCTACAAATGCACCTGTGTATGGTGCAACCATCAAATCAGATAAATCACCATTTTTAAGTAATGACAATACTATTTCACGCATAGATTGTTTGTCTTTTACTTGTGCTAATAGGTTTAATACTTTAGGGTCTACCTTTGATAATGTAGGTATATCTTTAAGTCTTGATACAGAGTTGTTTTCTGTTAATGCATCTACAAACTTATCTCCCCATTTGCTATCCATAATCTGTTCAGCAGTTTTACCAAACGTTAATCTTCTAGCTTCTGCACCTTTTTTTGTAGGAGAAAATGTTTTTAATGCTCTTGTCATAAATGCAGCATCATCTACATACTGTGCTACTTCTGCTTTAGATACAATCTTTCTACCTGCAGTTTTAGCAGCACCACCATAACCTAGTAATAAGTTTATAGGGTCTGCACCTAATCTAAATGCACCATCAATAATCGTAGATGCTAATGCATATTTAATATCACCTTCACGAGAAAACTGTGCAGCTACAACTCTACCTGGTGATATAGGTATTCTTTCACCATACTTTGTAAGATATGTATTTTCATACTCATCTCTTTCAAACTCTTCTGTTATAGGTCTACCATATACCTCTGCTGCAGCTTCATATGCTTCTGTAGGTGTTTTACCTAGTTTTATCTGTTTCACATACACATCAGTTTCTTCTAATGGTAATGAATTAGGTAAAAGACCCACACCTAAGTTAAGTGGTCTACCTGCTTGTACTTCACCTATAGCTCTACGAAATTCGTTTTCTCCATATGCTTCTTTTGTTTCTTCGTACTTATCGTTAAACTCTTTGCCTAATGTAGCTTTACGTATATTTTCTGTAAGTTGTTCTCCAGGTACTAATCCTGCTAATGTGTTGCCAACTACAGCACCTGTAAGTGATGTACCTGTTTCTTGTGCAGCAACAATAGATGATTTAAAGTTACGTGATATATTTTGAAACGCAGAATCCATAGCTAAAAAAGATAGTTGTGTGCCACGCTTTAATGGATTAACTTGTGTATTTACTTTTGCACGTTGTTTTTTCTCCATAGCTTTTTCTTGTGTTTGTGCAAGTTGTAACATAGCATCATCATCTGCTTGTAATCCTGACAATGCACCATAGACTACTAATCGCTTATCTAATGATGGATATGTTCTAGTAATATCTGTCATTGTCTTAGCTAAATCAGGTGTAATAGCTCTTTCAAACGCAGCTATCTCTTGTAAGTTTTGTGATGTCTTAGCTGCTAATCCTTCTTTAGCTTGTGAAGGCAGATAGAAATTAGGTCTAAAATCCATCTTAACCTATGTCTATATCAGCTTCTAATAACTCATCCCATATTGGGTCAGGAAAATTACGTTTACCTGCAATTAAAAAGTTTCTAATAGTATCTGTTTGTATAGGTGCAGGACCATTATCTCCTAGACCTAGTGGTATTCCTGCAGTGTTAGGTTCTGCTACTTTGTTAGTTGGTGCAGCTAAATTCATAGGTGATACAGGCATAGGTGGTCTTGCCATTTGTGGTCCACCACCTTCTTGCATAGGACTTATAGCACCTGCTTGTTCTTCTAACATTGTTGTTTGTCCTGTTGGGTCGCCTTCTTTTCTTGGAGGTGCAACAATGTCAGCAAATGCACCACCTTGTGTTAGGTCAGTTGCTTCTTGTAACGCCTTACTTTTTCTACCTCTGTTATATTTCGCCAAATAAATCATCTCCTAACTTTGGATTATATTCGTACTCAAATGTGAGATTTATAAAAAAGTGTGGATGTGGTGTAGGTATTGTAATAAAGTTTTTCATAACAATACTGCTTTCTTCTTCTGTACCTGTAAATACATCTTCAGACCAATCTTCTTGATTAATCATGTCAAAAAAAGTTTTATTTATATCAGGCAACTGGTTCTCCTTGTGGTGGTCCTTGACCTATAGCACCTAATACTTGTTCTATACCTGGCAATCCACCACCTGGACCTGCAGGTATCTGTGGTCCACCTTGACCAAGTAATGCTAACTCTTCTTCGCTAGGTTCTTCACCTTCTGCTGTATAAAACTTATCTAGTATCTCTGACATCTTTTGTGGATTTTTTCTTATTTCTATAGCAGCAATAGTTGCTTTAGGATTACCTTGTGCAGCTTGTGACATAAGAGATTCAAACAATACTGTTTCTGCTTTCTCTGCATTTATACGTTGTTGTATCTTAGTAATGTTGTCTAACCCATCCATGTTTTCTTGTAATGTCTGTGTATCAATAATGCCTTGTTGTTTTAATTGCAACCCTGTAATAATTTTTTGTGGCTCATCAAAACCTGCCATTACGCCATATACTCTTCTTGTTTCGTAAACTTCTGATATGTCTTTTGATGGTGTATAAGATTCTTTGTAAGATGTTCCTTTGTGCCTACCTGCAATTGGTTTACGCTTGTTAGGAAACATAACCTCATCATATTCTAATCTTTTAGCATCTAACTCTTGTAATGCTTCTTTAAGAACTGTTTGATATTCTCTAACATGCAGTGATGCAGATTGTCCTAACTCTTCTAATCCTCTACCAGTAACAAATGCATTAGGCGATTGTCCATCATCAGATACAGGATATGCAGCACCAAGTCGCAGGTGTCTTTCAAGTCTATCTACTTGTTGAAATAATTGGTATGGTAGATTATTGACTGGCTTAGACACTTGCGAACCAGGTGTTAAATAGTTAACAGCAAATCTGCCTTTTCTATATTTTCCTGATTCTATCTCTCCAACAATATTTGTTTCTGTGAACACTGCATCTTCCATAGCAATAGTTCCTAATATATTTATCTTTGCCATGTTTGCCATAAGACCTGTTATGTGTTGAAACTGTGATTGCATTTGGTCAAACGCATATCTTTTAGCTACAACAAAACAAGGTCCTGATTGTAATACATTAGGCATAAAATCTATTATTTTTTTGTTTTCAGGTAGGAATACATAAGTTCCTTCTATATCTCTATACTCAACTACAACTTTTCCATGTCCTGTAGAGTTAGCCCATCCTCCTGCTCTATCTGTACTATCCATAAGTGCAGAGTATGGGTTTTGAAATCCATTATCGTTTTCTTCTTTTTGAAATATATATTGTTTAGCTTCAGGATATTGTTCTGCCAATATTGTGTGTGGCACTCTACGAATTATTGCTAATTCTTTAGGTTGTTGGTCGTTACCAAATATTCCAGGGTAACAACTAAATGGGTCTTGTAGTTCAGCATAAGGATAAGCGTTACCCTCTTTATCTCTTTTGTGTCCTATAGTCCATGCTATAAAACCATAACCAGGTAACCATCTTGCAGCTTGTGGTAACTGCATGTGTAATTTTTGAAACTTGTCATATGATGTAACTATCCTTTCTATCTTTTCTGATTTTTTTCTAGCTCTCTCGCTATCTTTTTCGTTTATAATATCAACTTTTAAATCAGGACTTCTACCTAGTTTCTGTGCAAATCTTTCTAGTGCTGTTAAAAATAAATTAGGTGCAGGTAGTTCGTGATACTCTACATTAACTGAATTACCAAGAAGTGCTTTTACTGCAGCTTCACCACCATTCATAATGTCACGAATCCTAGACCTATCAATCATTTGTTCTTGATTAATTACTCTTAGGTAATCTATCTTGTCGTATAACTTTTCGCTATCTAAAGGCATTTAACTCCAATTATCTAAATCCATACTACTAGGTTCGTACCCCTCAAAGCTAGGATTATAATCGTACCCTAACTCTGCAAAGCGTTCCTTTTGCATTCTTCTTATGGCTCTCATTGGAAACCAACTAGCCATAACTATATCAGTTTTTGTGCCTACGCTCTTGCTTTTATTTTTAGCAGAACTAAAATACACCAACTGACTTGTATATAAGTTTACCTTCTCTTGTGCCTCAAAGCTAAGATATGGCAAAGAAATATTTTGTTCTTGAAACATTGGTCGCATAGCTGTCACACCATACAGTGGGTCAAACTTGTTCTTAAATGTTTCGTGTCCTTCTAAAAATATACCATGTCCTGATGCAAACTCCCTAATACTTTTATCTTGTCGTATTGCTTTCTGAAAACCATTTTCTTCTATAACCCAATGTGACAAGTTATACTTCATCCACCATTCTTTAATAATGTCTAATGCTTGTGGAATACCACCACCTAAATTGTTATTCATATCTACCATATGTAATTTATTTTCTATAGGTTCGTATGCCCACAAGAAAGCTGCTTGATAACCTGTAGATGCAGGGTCTAATCCTGCAATAAGTCTTGTACCATGTGGTATGTGTCCTATGTCACGTTTTTGGTCACGACACGCTTCTATCTCTACTCTATCAAACAATGCAAGTCCATCAGGCATAGCAACGTTTAGATAAACCATTTCGTATATAGCTCTACCACCTGTTGTTTCTGCTGCACGTTTTCTATCCATTAACCATTTGTATGTACGTTTACCTGACCAAAGCATACAATCTACATGTTCATCTTCGTTCCAATCAGGTAAGTTACAAGCTGTATCGTGTGCTTCTTCTACTGTTGTAGTCCAAGATTCGTTATCTAGTAAGTGTGAATATAAATCATCATAATGTTGCCTAGAACCAATAACCACCATAGCTGTGTGTTCCTCTTTACGACTAGACAATGTTGTTGTCCACCAGTTTCTTGTGTTTTCTCTTGATGATGGTTGCATAGTAGAGTTGTGGTCCTCAATGTCATCAGCAATAATTATGTCACAGTCACGAGAAAGTATCTTACCACCACGACCAATACCAACCATTGTCGGTGACTTAATACCTGTAACTGTTCTAGTGCCTACAGTAAAACCATTTTGTGACCAAGACTTACCTGTACGTGATGTAGGTTTAAATTTTGCACCAGGTCCACATATCTCTTCTATAAGTAATTCGTTACTTTCTAGTTGGTCAAGTACAGAACCTATTGCGTTTTTTGCAATCTCTTCGTTACCACCAACCCACAAGATACGTATGTTAGGATTTTTACAGATAAGCCATACAGCAAAATGTATTAACAAATCTGTTTTACCATGTCTAGGTGGTGACAATATCATGTGTTGTCCACCATTTTCTATTGTGTCCATTATTTGTTCTATCCACTGTTTATGAAATTCAGGTGTTTCGTATGCTACACCTTGTTCTGTCTGAAAATATCTTTGTCTAAAATCATCAAAATCTACTAATGTTTTTTCTGCTACTTGTGGTAATGACCACTCATCTTGTTCTGCTTTTGTTTTTAAATCTTCTACGTATGCAGAGTACGCCATAGATACTGCACCTTGTGTTGTGCCTAATACTTCTGCTACTTCTGTTATTGTAATTTTTTCTGTGTATATATCTGCAGCTAAACCTGATTCTACAATGTCGTTATAAACTTGACCTCTACGTGACTGTACATTAGTTTTTTTGCTAGGTATTTCAAGTACATCATCTTCTTGTGACCATTCTTTACCTGCTTTTCTAGCACGTTTTTTCTGCATATTAATTCTGTTGTAACAACGTTTACTACAGTATTTTTTTGCTCTAGGTGGAAGAGGTCTGTGACATCCTGCTGCATAACAAAGTTTTTTATTTGTTGTATCCATCACACTCTTTGTTCTTGCATTTCATATTATCCTTTGGTCTTAATACCACCCCACACTTAGGACATGGTATGTCTATCAAAACTATTTCTTTATTTTTTTAATTTTGCCATTTTTTGTTCTAGCAAAAATGTGTGTTTTAGTTTCTCTAATAAAAGTACCATAGTGTCTTTTACCACCCCACATCCAACTAACTTGTCTTGCCATTATTTACCTACTTTTTTTTGTGCATTTACATGTGCTTTTTTAAAGCTAGTACCTCTACGCATAGAGTTGTACATGTATTGCATATGTTTTTTAGTATGATGTTTAGAATGTTTTTTCATAGCATTCTGTTGACTTTTAGTTAATTTAGAAACATCAACACCTTTTACTTTCATTGTTTACTTCCAACCACGTTTCATTTGTGCGTATGCTTTTTTAGATATAGTTGATTTTTTCTTAGACCTAGATTTACCTTGGACTTTTCTTCTATGAATGTTACCAACTAAACTATTCTTACCTGAACCATGTGGCATATTATCTCCTTACCACATCTTGCAAGACCAATATCTTGCAGATGTTTTGTCTGTTGCTGTATCGCATTTATGTCTAGCTCTAAAAGACTTTCGTGCTGCAGCATTATCTTTTCTAATTTCCATGTTAGGGTCACCGAACATAACTTTTTTTACTTTGTCGCCATCCTTAACATAGACCTTAAACTTTTTACGACCATGACCAGGTTCACCTTTACTAATCCTAGAAGGTTTATTTAATGTAACAGATTTACCCTGGTACGTAGCCATTATGTTATCTTAGGTCTGCGTTTACTATCTCTTAGCTTTTTTAAATCTGCAGCAGTTATCTTATTAAAAGGTGGTGCAACAGCAGCTAACTTTTTTTGTTTAGGTGAGTAGTCTTTGTAAGGCATTAGTAACCTTTCTTTTTCCTACGACCTTTTACTGATTTTTTCTTTTTGTACATTTTTTTCATAGCATCACTATAACACAAAACTGCACCGAAGTGCAGTCTTGCTGTACAGTGTCCAAACTGTTATGAAAGAAAATGAATTACACAAATCACCTGACTACAAAGTCTTATATGATTAAGCATATTCTTTTTCTAATTGTGTACCTCTACACAATACCTAAGACTTTCTTAGGTATGTGTAGTATAGCTGTTCCCCCCCACAACTAGCAGTGCGTAAAAAAAATTTTTTTTAATCATCCCCTGCCCAGTTAGGATTGCCTTTGTAATGTTCTGTAATATTTTTATCATACAAATCTGACATGGTTAGATATACTTTTTCTGCAACTATGTAACCTTTTTTAATTAACCATCTGTAAGGTGCAGTAAATATCTTTTGTTCAAGTTTTTTTAGTTTATTTACCATAAAAATATATTGTAATACAGCAAACCCTCTATTGCTAGAGGGATGTTGCTGTCAATCAGAAAGGAGGGCTAATGAATAAAGAAATCATAAAACCCAATATCACTATATCACATAGTTGCTAGTTAGTGAAACTTGTAATTAAATAATTTATGTGATACAGTAACAAAACAATCAGAGGATTCTTCCTGCTTTTAGAAAAGGATTCTTGATAAAAACATCAATAAAGTGGACTAGCAGGACCATGGTAACTGGGGTCAAAGCCCATTATTCCACATTGAATTATTAGCTACTAAACAGAATAGCACTCGGTTGGGATGGGAGTGGCACAGGGTTAGCTGTACTCTCTATGTTTACTTTACTTGACTAACACTAACTTAAAAAAAACACTTTACTAGCTATTATGGTACACCACTATATATAGTACCACTACATCTAGTACCATACTTAACAGCATATTTTTAGAGGGTGTACACATATATAAAGCCGCCCCCACATTTAACCCCCCTATGTGAAAGCCCACATAATT